GTGATTTTGTAGTCCCAAATCCCGCATCTTTAAACAGTTGCTAAAAAAACGAACAGTTGCTAAAAAAAACGAGCAGTTGTTAATAAAACGAACAGTTGCTAAAATACTCTAAAACACATTTCGAAGATTTTGTAGTCCTGTGTAGTTGCCACGGCTGTTAAAATACTACAGAACTATGCGGAACCAGACGATCCTACAACACCACTTGACAAAACAGAAGAAAAGTCGATAGCCTGACCACATTTTTGATGACAAGACGAAAAAAAAATGTCAACTGACATCAGATAGATAACATGAGTGCAGATTTGAACATCCATGATCTGTACAAGTCAACAGATCTACGTCGAGAGAACAAGAAGAAAACATTTGAAAGTGTGCTCTGTAGAATACATTGTAAGATAAAACAAGCTGCGGAACACGACCATTTGGCATGTTTTTATACCGTACCCGAAGTGATAGTTGGAATTCCTTTGTATAACATAACGGAATGCATCGAGTACGCGATTTCGGCATTGAAGAACAATGGATTTTTAATAAGATTCGTGTATCCCAATAACATTTATATCAACTGGGATCCCAAGGAACTAAACAGGGACGGTTTAAGAGTCGAGTATAAACCTACAAGAGAAGATACTATAGATAGATTTTTGCTCGAGCACAAGTCCCCGCATAAAAATGGGAAATTTTCACTTAATCTAGATGACGTATGATGCGTCGGCGCACACGAAAACCGATTTAAGGACTACTCGAAGTAATCTATTCAGAATATTAATGGAGTTTTTGTTGAATGAATCTTCGCCGATTCCAATCGAATTTCCACCGATGAGCAACATTTACTCGGTGTACATAGACAGCAACATATTGCTTAAGCACGTGGAAATAGAGCTTGATATTCAAAGAGATCTCGATCGAACGTGGTTGAGCGAATTAAAATCAAGAATATTACAAGACTTTTCCATAAAGGGCTATTTTCAGTTTGGGGTTTTTCAAGTCGCATGTATGAATTCGGATTTGTTTCTGATTAATGGACAACACCGCTATCACGTGTTGAAGGAACTTCAAAACGAGTTTGGTTCTTTCAAGGTCGAAGTGAAGCTCTACCCTGTGTCTACGATTAAAGAGCTGAATGACCTTTGGATGATTGTCAATGGGTCAAAGCCTTCTAAATTGTGTAAAAGCGTGTCTAAACAAGTCATCGTTAACTCTGTCCGAAAATATTTCACTGAAAGATACCCAAAGTTTTTAAGCGATGCGGATCGTCCCGTAAAGCCCTTCATAAACCTCGATCAATTGGAGCGTGAATTAATCGACAACGATGTGATTGAAAATCTCGGCGTGAAATGTTCTGACAGTCTCATATGCATGATGGAAAAGTTGAATAAATATTATCGATACACAGATGACTCTATATGGAAATCTTGGAAAGTAGATGAATCCCTTGTTTATAAATGTAGGATACGAGACATCGCATCGCCACTATTTTTAGGCATTTTTCATCAATTCGAATGGCTTCAAAGGCTAGTGGAGTTGAATAAACCACATTCAAGTGTTACCAACTACTCGTCCATTCCACATCTGACCGTGAACAGTAAATCAAGAAAAATCTCAAAGGCCAAACGCCGAAGGGTATGGCAAAAGAGAAACAATAAAAATTCCTTGCTTGGTAAGTGCTTCGTTTGTAAATGTAATATCGACTACGACTCTTTCGAAAGTGGGCACATCGTGAGTTATTTCTGGGGCGGGTCTACGTCTCTGGATAATCTAGAACCGATATGTTCCATATGCAACAAGGACATGGGTATTGACAACTTGTTGAAATACAAAAACGAAAATTTCTCATGACGATGATCTTAAACCTTTGAGTTGATCGATGAAATATAAAAGGTTATCCATTTTTTTGACTCCATATACTCCAGATATTCCCGTACCCAAGCGTGTCAGCTGGTTGGCCATGTCATTCGTTGGTATATCAAAGGCTGTTTTGAGCTTTTCCAATAACTGCTTGTATTTGTCGTCATTCAGAAAGAGGAAACATCTCAATTGGGAACTTATAATATCTATTCGCGCATCTCTTCTGGTTTCAGATGAAATAGCGCGTTTATAAATGAGATTTCCCACATTGAAGAACGAATTGACTTCGTCTAAATCGCGATGATGATTCGTAACATCAGCTACACAGTTATGATACATACTTTCTTGAAATTTTGGTTCATCGATCATAACAATACTTTTTATCTTCGGGAGAATCGAGGTGAGAGTTATTTGACCCAGATTTGTGTCCAGTGATAATGACGGAACATATGAATTGCCTATCGACTGATCTCCAATGTACATCTGCGCCATTTTACGTACGTGGAGAACAGCAACGTTTAGAAACCAAAGGTTTCGGAGATCCAAGTAAGTATTCTTATGTTTTTTGATAGTTTGCAAGATGGCTTTATCAAAAACCTTGATTCCAACATCACCGTAAGAGGCGAACTGTGTTCTCATTTCACCGACGATCGCACGAGTGAACGAGTTTAAGTTCGTGACATCGGATACTTCGATCTGAGGAGTTTGAATATCCTCATTATAGTATAGTGAGTCACTTTTAAGATACCTGGTTGTGGTTGTGGTTGTGAGAAACACCAAGATCATTAATACAGTAAATATCACCTTCCATAATCTCTTGACGATTTTTTTGGAAGTGTCTATGTGAATTTGCTCTATGGACGCGAAGTCTTGAAATCTTCTCCAGTATTCGTCGTCAATTCTGTCATCGTTTTGAATCATCCTCAAAAACGCGAGCATTTGCGCAACTATCGAGTCCGACAAACCATGATTGTCGCCGGAGTATCTATCAACCAACGTCTTTAACAGTGCTTGCTTTTTAGACTCTCCTTCATAGCCCTTCAAAATATTTACTTCGTGGATTGGTATTAGAATATCTTCGCGTATTTGATTACCTATTGCCTTGAGCCAATCCTCTTTGTTGCTCGCGGTGACAGTGGTGACCAGTCCAAGCAACGATTTCTGTGTCAGAGTCAACTTATTCGGATTAATTTGTTCTGGATTTGATTTGCTAGAAATCACGAAACCTGCTGCGAACTCGTTTACAAATCGTTCCGTGACCGCATCTTTCGGGTTTGCAATGATCATGTAAATTCTTTTTTGACTATCGAGTAACACACCCGGCATCATCGTCTCCGCTACATCTACTGTCACGTCTATGACACTGTTAGCCGTGCCTAACAATGAATACGCAACAGGCTTTACACGATGGACGTTATTCCTGATAAATAGAAGTGATGGTTTCGCAGCTTGGCAGAATAAATCTATAGCATGCATGATATTGTCGATTTCTTTCGCCATTCCCCCAATCTGCTCTTCTTCGGTGTCCTTGTCGTTGTCGTCGAGTTCTTCAAACACAACCGTGGATGGATCCCATTCCTCGTGGAAATCATTATACAGCGAGTTGCCAATAAATTCTGAAAACATGTACGACACGTCAGACGTTTCTGCCGAAGCTCCTTTATTAGCAAAGATACTGCATACATTTTCGAGGTCATTTACAAGTGATTTTATAGTTTCGGTTTCTCCTACACCGTGTTCCGTTACTTTCTGTTGTCTCATGGGTCTCGTGGGTCTCACGGGCCTCATGGTATTAATGGGCTGTACAACGACATCACGGCGTGGCGCGGGCGCGAATTGCGTGTTTGCATACGGGTTTGGATTCCCACCCAAATGCAGCATCGGTTTGAACGTGTTTTTAGACACTTGCAACAATTCCACATCGTGGTAACTTTTCCTCACAGCTCCGCCCTCAACATGTTTGGTCACACTATTGGCTACTGGATTGTACTTCTTGATATTCAGTCTCAATTTCGTACCGACGTCTTTTATCGAAGACGTGTCCACGTCAGCGAGCACACTCTCATACTGTTCCATCTTGGTTTTGTAATGTTCCGTCTCCCGAAGTTCTTCGACGGACTTGCTTTTTAACTTTCTCATGTACCTCGCGAAATAGATGCTATCCTCCAGATTTCTTTCGTCTGACAACGTTTTCGATTTGGGTATTGATAAGAAACTACCTAGCTTACGGTTGTTGTACACTACGAGGTCGGTCATGTTGCATTATAATGAGAAAATAATATGCTTACATTGTAAATGAGGCCGTTTGTTACGGTCCTGACAGAAGCGGTGGTGATCGGAATTTTGAATTACTTCATTATCCTATTATTTGGAAAAATCAAACCCGATTTGAATGGATCGGCTGTACACTTCGCGAGCGGCGCATTAATCCACATCATTTTCGAATACGCCGGAGGAAACAGATGGTGGTGCTTGACCACATACAAGTGATGCGAAGCAGGTTTACGTAAACGGAAGGTAGTATGGCAGTAACAACGCGGTGGGGTCATTATCGAACTCGTAATACATGACCATGGACAGCACTTGATCGGCGAATGTTCCATAAGCCAACTTGTCGTTTCCTGAAGCGAGAATGAATATGCAGGCAATTAAAGTGAACAGATAGTCTATAAATATCGTCGTTTCAACAGACTCGTCGTTTTTCTTCTGGTGAAGGTAGTACCTCCAGCGTATCGTCTTGACGATGTTATAATAAGAAACATTTTGAATCCGCTCGATGGATCTTGGCGACAACGCGAAGTCTATGTTTCCTGCTCCGTTTTGTTCCCCATTCTTTAAAAAGTGCGTCAAAGCACGCCCACCGTCAAACTTAACGAACACGACCGAACCTTTTCTTATATAATCATAATTGTTATCGAGCTTCAAATCAAGTAACATCTTTTTGTCTATTTCATCACCGTCTTTTTGTTTAGTATTATCGAAAATATTCATACTATCAGCTGTGCCATTTACGAATCGTATAAATTTGCCAACAGTCTTGTAAGTATTCGAGATATACTTGGACGAATGAAAAATCGGGCAAAATACCTTGTCCATGTGTTTGTCGCGCATGTTTTTGTAAGTCACCAATGCATTTCCGGATGCGATGAACCTATTATTCAAACGCGTGATGACTTTATTATCTTCGTCATTAAATTTCAAAGGTGCTGGTTTCTTCCACTCCTTAAATGCCCTCGAATTTTTCAGCTTATCTATGGGATCGTCCCCTATCCGCGTTAAATCTTCAGAGACGAACCCCGGTATAGTTGGAAACTTGAGCGGTATCGTCGCGAACTTGATGTCCAGCGACTGTAAAACCTCATTCACTTTCTTGATCAGCTTGTTGTATAGATGTGCTCTGAATATCGTGTTGTAGACGTCTACTGGTATTTTGGGCTTGAGTAGGAAATTATCGATGGTCTTTTTCAGTAAATAGATTTGAATGAGTTGAAAGTTTTTTGCATCATTTCTGAATAACGCGTGATCTTTATCCTGGTCGAATAGCCACAAATCGTCACCGTTGTTCTTGAATGCACCACCCTTTATTGTCCGTTCTTCGATGTCGTCTATCTTGATTTCACGCAAGAGCTCGTCGAACGCCTTGAAGCGCTCAGTATTCTCGAATGCCAACTTTCCGTCGTTGTTACCACGTAGTCTTTCAAGTTCTTGTCGCAGTGCGATCGATTTTCCATTTGCTGCATCGAGGTTCTTTTTATAATCTACAATAACACCTTCCGCTTCGCCCAATTTATCCCTGGTCATCGACAGATGTTCCTCTGCGATAAGCATGAGTTCATCCATATACGATATCCGAGCCTCTAATTTTGTGATCTTACCTTCCCTTAATGTTTTTTCTTTTTGCATCCGTTCTAGTTGTATATTAGAGTTGTCAATTAGAGTTG